TATTTGGTTGGTTTGGGGGTTTTTGGCAGATCGAAACCGAAACGGTTCCGAAAAGGTTTTTGCTCTAACCGAAACCGAAGCGCTCTCGGAAGGTTTTTGGCGGTTGGGAGTTTTTGGGGGTTTTTGGCAGTTGGGAGTTTTTGGTGGTTTTTGGGGTTTTTGGCCTAAAATATGGCAAAAATGCGTCAAAATTGGTTGTTTTTGGCAATAGTTGCAATTGAAACAGTTTATATAAAATTGAAAATCAATCATTTATGGAGTTATTAAACATTTTAGAGGCCGTTTGTTTTGTTATGCAACAAGATATTGAACGGGTAAAGACAAAAGGTAGGTACCGCGAATTGGTTATATGTAGGCATTTATTCTATTATTTGTCAAAATATTATTACGGAGCAAAATTGCGTGATATTGGCAGCGTTACTGGCGTGGATCACACTTCGGTGATACATGGAATAAATCTAATCAATGATTTACTATATATCAAAGACGATACAACCTTAAAAGCAGTCGAACAAATTCAAATATTTATAAGAGAGCGCTACCAATCTGATAAGAAAATAGTTGTATTTGTCCCTTATTCGGTAAACTTGCCTGAACTTGCCGAAACTTTACAAAGCGAATACAATTGCCGCGTTATTTTATAAGGCCTTTGTGTTTTATATACATCGCGATGCAATATAAAACAAAGGTCAAACGTTGCGGGTTTTCATAATTTGCAAAGGCTTTTGCTAGATTGTCGTAATTAGCCTCAATCCAGCCCCATAATTGCTCTAATTCGTCCATGTTAAGGTAAAGTATTGGTTAATACGCAAAAAGGCCTAGAAAGGCCTTAAAATTGCGTTTCGGGGCATTACCCCTCGTCAGTTAACCTCCAAAATATTCATAAAGTGAATTGATTTGCATTGCGTTTGCGTCAATTACTGGTTTATTCTTTATTTTTTCATATTTAGCCTTAGCCTCTTTATAATACAAAACGGCTTCAATTTCTATTTGATCAAGTTTAAATAAATCACAAATATTATTTATTTCTTTAATGTATTCAATGGCAAAATCAAAATGAAATGTGTTTTTTGTTGCTTTGCTTTGTTTCTTAAACATTGAAGCGGCAAAATCTTTCATCCTATTGACTACATTTTGCAAATATTTAATATCAAAAAAATCATTTCTTTGCATACCATATGTATAATAAGAGCTTTCAAAAGGTATTTGAAAGCAGTAAAAACCTTGAGGAATTACATTCAATGCAATTCTCAAATGCTTACGAGTAGTCATTGAGTAAAAGTTATCATTGACAAAAATTACTTGTTGTCCATTAGGGGCCTCAACAAACTTTGCCAATTCAAAATGTTCGCCGTAGCTATATAAGGTTTTATCTTTAAAAAACATTGACGGGCCTTTGCCTGTGTATTGATTTTGAGTGGCCCACATTTTAGCGAGTTGCAAGTTAGAGTTGAATACTGTTTTCATTTTAGTTAAGTTTTATTTATTTACAAAAAGGATCTTGAAGTTGTCCAATAATAACACCCGCGCAAATAAGCGCAATAATTAGGTATAAAAGCTGCTTATTAATTTTCATTTGCTACCTCCTGAATTAAATGTTCTGCAATTTCATACCAATTAACATCTGAAATAAATGTAAGTGCATACGATAATGTAAAATCACTACATGCCTCCATGCTTAAACTTTCCTCAACATATTCTTTTAATAGTTTTGAAAGTTCATAACTATCTGTCTCGTATTCGAAAGGGTTATAATTATCGAACCATTCAAGAGCAATTCGCCATGTAGCATAATTTGTCCAGCCGTTGTAAGTTGTTTGTGTCATTGTTTAAAAGTTTAATGTGTTAATGATAAAAATAGCAGCGAAAAATAAAACGGGAATTAATACGTTGAAAAGTGTTTCGTTGATTTGTTTCATAATTGGTTTGGTTTTATTGTTTGTCATATTGACTACACAAATATAGTAACATTTTTAACTAAACAAAAATATTTATATACTTTTTTTATTAACAAAGTTATTCACATTGTGTTTATTCATGCTTAGAATATAGCATAAAACATTGGTATTTTGTTACTTATAATGAAGCGTAAAGGCTTTTATATAAAGAAAGGCAAAGAGGGATCAATATATATACATTTATATGTTGTTGATTTTCAGCAATATATAAAAGATCTTGAGGCCCAGGACGGCTGGGTTACTTTCCGTTTATTTGAGCGTGATAAACCTGATGACAAAGGACACACACATAATCTTGAGGCTATAAAACAAAATAAAAGCACGAATGATGGACACGATTAGCCAAGAACAAATCAAGGACAAATCTGTGAGAATAAGCCGCAAAACTGGTAAACCAGTGCAGCAACATGGAGGATGGCGACCCAATTCAGGACGCAAACGCAGAATGGAGGAAGAGGAAATAATCGAACGCCTCGAACCTATGGCCGAAACTGCATTCCGTGTCCTACATGAGAAGCTAGCGCAAGGCGATGCACGAGCATTACAACTGTATATGCAGTATTTCATCGGACTTCCAACTCAGAAAATAGAAAGCAAAATTGAGGGCCAATTGAACCAGGTACAGATCGAAGTAATTAAACCCAATGTTCAGGTACTTGAGGAAGCGCAAAACTAAATTTGAGGCGGGCGGCTGGCGAGCGCGGGGATGGGGTTTTTTTGGGCTGTTTCTGTTCGTCTCACTGGGGTTTTTTTGCGGCCACTAACGGGGGGAACTTTAACTTTTCTCGGTGGGGCGGGGCTGGGGGCAAATCAGATTTTTGACAACAATAAAACAACTGTCTAAACAAAAATATTAATGACCCCCTTTTTATACCTACTTTTCAAACCCAAAAACTAAAACTCAATTTTTAGAAAATCACTAAAACTATGAACGCTAAACTACAAACTAACAAGGTCTTTGAAATATTGCAAGACTCAAAAAAGCGCATTACGGTAATGCAAGGAGGTTCTCGTAGTGGTAAGACTTATAATATCCTTATTTGGTTTATTATAAAACTCTTACAAGAAAACGGAAAAACATTAACGGTAGTAAGACAATCTCTTCCAAGTATAAAGGGTTCGGTCCTACGCGACTTTGTGGACATTCTTTCTAGGTTGGGTATATATTCAGAGGATAATCATAACAAAACGGAGCAAATTTATCAGCTTAATGGTAACGTGGTCGAGTTCGTTAGTGCTGATCAACCACAAAAGATTCGTGGTAGGGCCAGGACCTATTTATTTTGCAATGAGGCAAACGAATTAAGTTATGAAGCATGGATGCAACTTATCATGCGTACGGAAGGTAAGATAGTGATTGACTATAACCCATCCGATTTATCATCTTGGATTTACGATGATGTGATTCCAAGAGATGATGCGGATTTTTATATCACAACATTTAGAGACAATCCATTCCTTCCAAAAGAATTGGTGGACGAATTGGAAAGACTTAAAGATGCTGATCCAAACTATTGGCAAATATACGGCCTTGGTGAACGTGGACTCAGCCAAGATTTGATATACCTACATTACCGAACAACGGACACGATTCCAGAAGGTGAAGTGGTATATGGTTGCGACTTTGGATTCAATGTACCATCAACGCTTATCAAATGTATATTCCATGAAAATGCGGTCTATGTACAAGAGATGCTATATGAAACAAAACTTACTACAAATGACTTAGTTGAAAAAATTGTAGCTTTGGGATTAGATAAATACGATGAATTGTATTGCGATGCCGCAGAGCCAAAAACCATTGAAGAGTTGGTAAGACAAGGACTAAATGCAAAGCCAGCAAATAAAGATGTTGTGGAAGGAATTCGCACCGTTAAAGGTACGCCACTATACATTCATCAAGATTCCGTAAATTTACTCAAAGAGATAAAAAATTATCGTTGGAAAACGGATCGTAATGGCAATAAGCTAGATCAACCCGTTAAGTTCAACGATCACGCTCTTGATGCTATGAGATATGCAATATATTCTAAATTAACAATCCCAAGTGTTACTTGGGGTGCAATATAACATTATGGGATTATTTGATTTATTCAAAAAGAAGGGCATCAATCCTTATCCGACGAACGCAGTGCAAATGGTCGGCATCAATAGTTCAGTCATTCAAGATTATACGGGAGTTGAGTATGTAAACCAAGGATATCTTGGTAATGCAGATGTATATTCCATTGTGAGTTTCTTGGCGAGAAAAAGTGCATCTATTCCTTGGTATGTTTATCAACTTAATCCAGGAGAAAAAGCAAGAACAAATTTGATGCGCTATAAACAACTATCAAAAGGCGTTGCAAATCGTGGTGCGTATGAGCAAGCGATAATTGCGCGCAAGAACGCATATAGCGAGAATATCATCATGGGTACGCCACTTGCGAGATTACTTGAGCAACCAAATGGCTATCAATCTCAAGACCAATTTTTCGAGAACCTATTTGGCTATCGCTATTTAAGTGGTGAAGGTAATGTGTATGGCAATGACGGCAAGATGGGTGGAATGTTCACGGAGCTTAATATTTTGCCAACTCAATTTTTAGAAATATATCCTGACCCAAATGACGTGTATGCAATCGCAGGATATAAACTGCAAATTGGCGCAGGCGTTGATCTACCAAAAGAGCAAGTGATGATGTGGAAGAGTTGGAATCCAGACTTTGATGCAACTCGCAGAACACATCTTCGTGGACTATCTCCACTTCGTGCTGCATATAAGACACTTCGCATGAGCAACAATGCTGCGGATGCGAGTGCGACTATGACGGGCAATGGCGGAGCGAAGGGAGCTATTACTCCAAAACCGCTTGGTAGCATCGTCCCTAATTTTACGATTGAGCAAGCGAACGACATCAAGCGTGCAGTGAATGAGAATCTAAACGGGATAGATAATAAGGGAAGGGTTGCAGTATTGCAGACCCCATGGGATTATTTAAACTTTGGACTGTCAAGTGTAGATATGGAGCTGGTGAATACTTTAAGAATGAGTATGCATCAATGGTGTAGAGTGTTTGGACTTCCAGCAGTTCTATTTGATGTTGATACATCATCATACAATAATTATCAAAACGCAATGCGTGATTTGATTACCAACACAATAATTCCAATGTGTTGCCAATTGCGTGATGAGTTAAATAAATTTTTATTGCCACGTTACGGAGAGGATATGTTCATTGACTTTGACATTACGGCACTTCCTGAGATGCAACAAGACATGGAGAGAATGGTTCGTTCACTTCGTGATGCAAATTGGTTGACATTTGACGAGAAGCGTGTTGCAATGAATTACCAAGAGAAAGAGGGTGCATTTGAGTATGCTTACATCAACCAAGGATTAATTCCAATTGAGCAAGCTATTATGGACCTTAGTATTTCACCTAGTCAAGATTTAGAAGATGGCATGGGAGATGGAATGGATAACATCGCAAACAACAGACGAGGAGATTCATCAACAAACGATGCTGAAATATCCCAAGCTGAAGAGCGAGCAAACTTGCGCAGTAGAGAAGCGAATGATGCAGTCATTGAGGACAGCTTATAAACAAAGATGTACCGATGAACGCGAGACAAAGAAGCGAATATTGGGTGAAGGTGGAGAGGTTGCGTAGGCAGCTCGATCAAAAATATAGTTCTTTATTTAGTGCAGCGATTAGCAAAGATATAAATAAAGTTGCTAGTGATATACGCAAGTATGGAACGGATGCAGCTAGAACACTAATGGGTGCTTATGCTTGGAATGATGAGATGATGACAATAATGATGCAGCTCTATAAAGAAGCAGCAATATTATTTGGAAACGCATCTTTTCGTGCAGTTAGAAATGCAGGGCAGAAAGCAGCCGATCCGTATGGCATCAACAATGACTTTATAACTAGCATCTTGCAATTTTTGGCGCAGTATGGCTTTATGCTTGTTGCAGATATGACGCAAACAACCAAAAAGCAATTGCTGAATATCATTAGCCAAGGAGTTGCAGATGGGTTAGGCATTGATGAGATTGCTAGACAACTAACGCAAAGTGATGAGCTTGGATATGCAATGATGAGGGCAAGAAGAATTGCTAGAACGGAAGTGATGAGAGCGAGCAATTATGCAGCAATGGAAGGCGCAAAATTGCATAACTTTGAAGTGGATAAGATTTGGATAGCTAGTCGTGATTTGAGAACTCGTAGGATTCCAAGAGATTCATACGATCACTTTCACATGGATGGTGCAACAGTTCCGTATAATGAGCCATTTACCTCAACTGGTAAAAAAGGA